TTTATCCTGCTCTGCTGGTGGCCGTCCAGGCGGAACAGCGGCGGAGTCACGATAAACGGTGCCCGCGTTTTCTGATCTTCCATAAATATTTCTGACTGCACCAGCATCGGATAACCCTGGGGGTTCATCACAGTCAGCGAGGCACCCTGTGAACCTGGAGAATAAATAATACGTGTTGCGCCGGTTTTAACTGAGAATGACTGCAGCTCATTTATCAGTGGGGCATTTTCCCCCCGGGCCAGGTTAAGCGTGCACAGTATGGCCGCCGATATCACGGCAGCATTTGTTATTCTTGTCATTTAATTAACCCTGGTGCTGATTTGACTGGATTTTAAAAGCTCACAAACCTGGCTTTTAATTTTAAAATATTTTAAATCTATCGATGCTTATTACTCATCTTCAGAAGGTAAGGGTGTCAGAAGAAGATGCTTCAATTCTCCTGCGCTCATATCCACTTTCACGGTTGCATAAAGTGGGACAATATAACTATCTTTAACGCCCTCATTATTAAGAAAACTGACCGCTTCCTCATGGGACGTGAACAGTCTGTCCTTTTCACCGCTCGGGCGTTTAACGGCCCACCCCGCGGGGGCTGTTATCAGACACAGCTTTGCGATGATGTAAACCATCTGCTGGAGAGGCTCAGATGACGAATGATACAAAAAATTATCGATATAATTTAACAGTCGTTTGTTCATGGGTTGCACCTGCATATTTATAAGAGCGTTAACAGAGCATGATCAGAACCTGATGGCTCAGTCTGATTAGCCCGTATAGATATGTTTTTTCTGCGGGATAGAAACTATCAAACCCTTTTATTCTGGTGAAGTCAGAAAAATGAATATCGCCTGAATATTTATAAAGAGATAAAGGGACTGATGCCGGTTAATCTGATTCTTTAATATGAGACCATCCATTATGTAATGCTCTTATACAGTACTGGTTTCGGTTTCCAGCCCATTCAATATTCATCGGATTTTTGGCCAGTTTCTTCGCGCGCAGCCAGAGTTGTCCGGCCTCATCAAATTTCCCGTTCTTTTCGTTAAAGGCTGCGGCTTCGGCGGCCGTGAAGAAACGAGGGTTTCGCAGCCTCTTTCTGGAGTGAGTGCACTGATTCATTGATAACTCCTCAATTAGTCATGATAGCGGTGCTGTCAGTGACGGCTTTCTTCTTCAATCTCAGCTTTCCTGACCAGAAAGACGTCTGTGGCCTTATCCAGCAGTGACGGAGCCGGTTTCAGGACCCGGGAGGCGTAGGCGTAGCACCGCGCGAGTTCACTGACCGATTTACTCCTCAGGGCAGCGTCACAAAAATCTGCGAGCAGTTCTTCTGAGGACCGCTTACGGTTTTCTGCATGCTCCTGAGTCTTACCCGGACACCGCTGAGGCACGGGCTCAGGGAAAGGCTCAGGCTGGTGGGGCACTTTTCCTGGGAAGGCCGGGGGTGGTGCCGGTACAGAAGTCATTGCTTTGTTCTCCTCCTGACTCTCTGCATCAGCGGTCGTATCCTTTTGTGGCATATCACCGCTATTGATGCAGACTGACTGGCTGATAAAGGCATTCAGATCACTCTGAGCCTGAGGGGTAACGTCACGTTCAGCCGGTGATGAGGTTTCAATCTCATCAGGGGTATAAACACCCAGAATGACATCCGGACAGTGCAGGCGGGCCCAGCGCTTGACGGCCAGGTAAGCCAGCTGCTGACGCGGATCGCTTGCCCAGAGTGTCGAGTTCCGGACCTGCGCCTGGGAGAGCATCAGTTCCAGCTCTCGCGGCTCCTGTTCATTCTTCATGGTGGCGCGGACACGGACACCGCACCCGGCTTCATCCTGCAGTGTCCAGTCCGGCGCAATGAATTTATGCCCTTTCGGTGAGGTCTTTTCTGCAAATTTACCGATGACATTTTCCCAGGGACCAAACCATTCGTAATGCAGGCGATCCTTTGTGGGGGCCATGGTGGTAATGACGGCATTCACAAGTTGTGCCTCGTAACCCAGCACGCCATTCACCGTGAAAGTTTTCTGCGCAACAGCAAACGGATTCATTTGCCACTGCATAGCCTGCATACTCACTGCCAGACAGTCCGCAGGTTTGCCGGCCAGATGAGCAGGGACAGTTACCCTGCTGCTGGCCATGATTTCGGCAAAACGCACGAGTTTATCCAGGGCATCGGGACTGAAAATCGTCGCCGTGGTATCAGCGGGATGTGACACCGTATTTACCATCTGATTTTTCATGGTGAACTCCAGTTAACGCGCCCAGGCCGGGCGCTGGATTGTTTCCACGCCGCCCCAGTTATTGCTGAGGCGACAGGAATGGAAAGTGTTCAAATCGCGGCGGAAGAGTTCGAAACCTGCACTCATGTCATCGTCATGCAGTTCAAATACACGGACCGGGTAGCGGCCACAGTCGATCGCTTCACTGACCGCAATAAAAACGAACTGCGGATGCGCATCGCAGCACCGGTAAAAACCCTCGCAATACATGACCGCCTGAACGTGATACCGGAACTCTTCGATGTGCCGGGCGAAGCGGGCCATGTCACTGACCTTCTTCACATCGACGATGACAGGCCTGCCGGTCAGATATTTATCCGGACGGATGCGGCAGAGCTCCTCTGTCTCCGGATCGGACCAGTACATTGAGGATTCACAGGGGCCGTCAGCTTCCAGAAAAAAGCGTGCAGCATGATGCGCCAGCACACTCTCTCTCATAAGCTGAAGCTTCCGTCCCTCCTCTGCATTCATGACACACATGCCCCGTACATTGATCTCATTCAGGAACGCCTGTTCGTCGGCTTTGCCCTGAGCAGTCCGGCGGTTAAACGCAGGGGCAACGATAAAGCGTTTATCGAAGTGATCTGGTTCCAGCAGCATGCAGTGCAGGGCACTTCCCATATCCAGCGCGGCGGTTTTGTCTGTGTCCACAGGTGCATGTTTACGCCACAGGTAGATGGCCGGGTTGATGGCGATGTCGTCCAGTTGTGATTTACTGATACCCGCTCCGGCATGGTAATCCTCATTACTGAGGTCGTGATAAATACCCGGCTTCATATCGCCTGCTCCTCCCAGCCAAGCACGACCTGCAGGTCGTAATTACGCGCAGCCTGCAGATATGCGAGGTTTGTGATGAAGCTGATGTATTCCTCACCGGCTTCCGGGTGTGAACAGCACTTCATCGCATCCGGGTGCAGGTTCCAGTGACGGAAGTGGTACAGATAATCAGGAAAGCAAGCCAGCAGTCGCTGTGCCTCATCATCGATCCACTGCTCTTTTCTGATGGCTTCCTGTTCCTGCGCATCGAGATACTCTTTGTGCCGCTCCAGCAGAGCAAAGGGGATCATCATGGTTTTCCCTCCATCAGCAGCATTTCAGTCAGACGGTCGGCCAGCACCTGGAGTAAGGGTCTGGGTGGCAGCCGCCGGAAACTTGCGCTGTTAAGAATATTTTTGGGACTGAACTCAACCGAACGGACAGGGTGAAAAGGGCGAGCAAAAGCGGCATCGCCCCTGACGTTTTTTTGCATCATGGGAAATGTTCCTTTGAACAGGCGGATTAAATGAAGTCGTTGCCGAAACATCCGGCAGAATGCTGTGAATCAGGGGTATGGCGGTACTCAGGACTCAGCCGTTCTGACGCAGCCGGTGAAAGGCTGCGTGTTTACTCTTCTTCTTCGCGGCGGGCCTCGCGGGTAGCGGCCAGGATTTGTTTCGGGTCTCCTGATATACGCGTGTAAATAAAGAATGTGCCGGTGTGACTAACCCGGGCATCCGGTGCGGCCTTAAGCGCTGCCCTGACCACACGTTCATGGAGAAACGCCCAGAACACGCAGGTTTTGATATGCAGCGTTGCCTCTGAGGGTGAGGCGATATACTGAATTTTCATCTCTGAATCTCCTGTATGTGAAAACTACATTTTCATTCCATCAATTACTGAATCACCCAGTCTGGCCGGGGGCCTTTCCCCAGATAACAGTCGAGAATGTCCAGTAATCGTGGGTAAAAGCTGAGTGCACGCTCTCCATCCATTTCCTGAATTTCCTGGCGGGAGAATGCGCGCCATTTTGCCGGTGCATGTACCTGGCAGCCTGCTTTCACCCAGAGCCCATGGGTAATCTGGATATCGTAGATATCGCCAAGAATTAACCAGGTTTTCTCCGGCAGACGTGTAGTGAATAAAAGAACCTTGCGCAGATCTGTGCCGTGCAGACTGGCACCCCGAAGGTCAGCCTGACGGAGATCCGTCACTAAAAACTTTGCATTGTTCAGCGAGGCATTGTTGAGTTTTGCATGGAACAGTGAGGCAGATGTCAGGTTGCATCGCTCCATGACTGCGTGCCTCAGGTTTGCGGATTTCATCTGAGCTCCCTCGAAGTTCGTTCCGAGGAATAGCCCATGTTCAAGTTCTGCGCCTTTCAGATCAGCGTCAGCCAGACACTGACCGCTCAGGTTAAGGCGTTTACCTTCAGCTCCCCTGGTTGCCAGCCAGCATTTGTGAGCTTCAAGATGATGATGCAATGCTTCAGCGTCCATGGTCGTTCTCCTCTTTGTCAGTAGTGGCCGTGTGTTCTGCAGAAAATGCCGGCTTAAATCTGTTTGTCATAATCTGCGTGACTCAGCAGTTCCCAGGTCTGGCCATTGTCCTTAGATAACAGCCGCCATTGCGGGGTAACCCGCAAAGTCAGATACTGATCGCGATAGGTTCGCCGTGCATGAATCAACCCCGCCCGCCAGTAATCCTCTATTCGTTCGGCACGTTGTCTTATCCGCTCAGGTGCATGGGGTTTGGACATCAGCACACCCTCTTGTCAGTGCACGGGCTGCAGCCAGCTGCTCCACAAAAGCCCGATGGTTCTCCTGTCTGACACTGATAAACGGCAGATGCAGTCTTAACAGATTCACGATGCGGATCAGGCGAGTAAGTGTGTGGTTCCTCATAAGATCTCTCCTGCAGACATAAAAAAAACCGCCTCTTCGGGCGGTCATATCAAATGACGAAGGGTGTTCAGTCAGGTTCCGCATCTTCATGCGGAGTTTCACAACAGGCACACTTCGGCATCAGCTCAGGATGTCGCTCAAAGATGGGTGTCAGATTTTCATTGAGCATCTTATCTACTGTGTCCAGGGCACTTTGACGATATAACGTGGCCTCCTCTGAACTCACTTTGCCTTCCGTATGCATAGCATCGATTTTTCTGACAGATGACATGACAAGTTTTGCCAGTCCCAGCAGTGTGTCAGTGACATGCTCAGCTGCTTCGCGGTTTTGCATAATTGCTCTCCGGTTCGGATAAATACCCTGCGGGCCGCGCACAGACAATCTGCAGCCCAGGGCATACCTTTATTAATGAACGATGATGATGTGTGTGTGGCGAATTAATTTCGCTAAACCCGCGCCTGTGTTCTGCCAGTGAGACAGGGCATTAAGCATGTCAGCCCGGGACTGACAGTGACAGGCTCTCAGATAAGCCTGCACATGACTTACCGCAAGCCGGTGCATTTCTTTACAGGACAGGGCTTCCGGGGATTTATTTTTTTGCATGAGGCACTCAGTTTAAGTGGGGATAGAAACCCGCCGGGCGGGTTCAGGCTGGTCTGCCGTGCTGCAGGCAGGGAGGTATCAATGAAAAAAGCCGCTGGTCGCGGCTACTGGCTGTCTCATTTGTTCCTCACCTGGCTGTGGCGAGGCTGTTTACTGCTCATCACAGGATCCACACCCGCAGCACGCCGGGCCTAAATCAGGATAATCAGCAATGAGTGGGTCAAGAAGCCGGGTGTAAAGCGATTCAAGAACCACCTGGACGTTGTGCAGGTGGGTGGCCGCTTCTTCTTCTGTGACTTTCCCGGCTTTCTGATACTCAAGCATCTGCTCCACAGACAGTCTGAGTTCACGGGCTAAAAGCAGAATGGTCTGGCTGAGACGAACAGCTGCTTCGCGATATAACATGGTTCCTCCTCAGGTGAAGTTGCCTTCAGGTTAGTAAGTAAGAGTAGTACCGGAGCCAGGCGGGCTCTGACGTTCGCCACAGGGTGACAAGACGTGAGACAAAAAAAATCCCGCACGAGGCGGGAAAAAATTGCAGGCACTTGGTTGTTAAGTGAGTCTGTTAATTATTAATCAGGATGCCACTACTTTCGTACTACACGCTGTCAGGTCAGGCCCGACGGTTAAGTTATAGGGCTATCCCGATTCATAATTCTGAATAACTGCAGGCCCATTCACCTGAAACAGCCTAAGGCGGCAGGGAAGGCTTCCGGTAAGGGGATAAATCTGCAAGGGGTCAGCCTAAAAGAGGGCACTTTTTTTTGATAGGCTTACTCTTTCCGATACATGCACGCCATACCTTGCGTATCAGCGCCAGCTCTGTGTCTCTTGCAGCTTCATGATGTTCGTTTATGTGAATACCCGGTGATCGTGGGTCAAAGTAGAGACCACAAACAGGGCACTTTACTCTGTTTTTCTTCATAAGAACCTCCATCAACAAAGGAAATGACACTAGGCAGTGCCATCTCATTTGTTGAGAGGAAGGTGGGTTTTGCCACTTCGGGATCTCGTGCTCCTGCACTCCTCCCGCCCGACAGTATGCTGTGCCGTTCAGCTAATGACTCAATAATGAACTATAAGTACTATTTTGGTCAACACCAAAAGTACAGAAAATTAGTACTTTTCCGGGGTTTTCATTCATCTCATTGTTTTTGG